TGCACCGAAGAGTGAGTTCCCTGCTGCACGGCTCGTAATAAAGAGCAGTATAGTCAATGACACCTGCATTATCGCCAGTACAGGGTCATAGACTCAGCAAAGGGATCGGTGTTGATGCGGGCATCCCACTCTCTCAGTTGTACGCCAGATGTAGCCACGCGAGCCAATAGCGGTTGAGCGCGCCTGTGTGATTGCGGTAGATGCCCGGCCAACCTCAGTACGGGCAATGGTGCGTGCCCGAGATTCAGTGACTTCACCGGTGCGCATGATCTCTTTCTTCAACTCACTGGAGCGCCTGCCGGTTACCACAGCCTCAATCGCCTGATTGTGAATGTCGTAGACCCGGTCGGCGGCTTCGAGCGGCAGTGACTTGAACAACTTCACCTGCTCTTCAATGATGCTGCGGGTAACCATCCCCTGACTGCCTGCCATCAGGTCGCGAAGACCGGCAGAGATTTTATATGAGCGCTCACGCCACATAGCATCGTCAGCAATCTCCAGTGTGCTGATGAGGCGCTTTGATACAGCTTCAGCCCATGGCTCAATGAGGTCTGCGTAGCGATCGAGCCTGTCGATCATGAACATGCGGATAAGCGTGCTCGGGTCATTTGCAAAGCCGAAGTCAGCGCCAAAGAACAGCCGATCAGCTTGTTGCCACAGGTCGTCAGGGAACGCTTCCACCCGGTACCGGTTACGGAAGATGACTGAATCGCTAATCGACTTCGGCTTACCCAGCCAGATGTGTTCATACGCTTCGTAATCAACGCGCTTGCAGTACTCCATCTCTTTGCGGAGCGTGTCAGGCAGGTACGGGTTGTCGTAGTAGTTCACCTCAACCGTAATGCTGTCGTCCGGTGGAGTAACGATAAAGCGCTGATAGGTCGGGTCTGACTCTTCGCCGGGGTTAAACGTCACCCATATCTCAGAGCCTTCCTTACGGATGGTAGGTATCAGGATCGCCCATGAATCAGAGGAAACAGACTGCGCCTCTTCCACCCAGCAGATATCTACGCCTTCCGTTGATTTGATGCCAAGCGGATCGAAGCGCAGACCTTTGAACAGGAACTCGTTGCCTGAAGCGCTGGTGATTGTCTCATTGGTAATGCGAAACCACGGGTTAAGCCCCAGCATCTCAATCTGGTCTTTCAGCAGCTTATGCACTGAGTCCTTAATCGAGTTCTGCACCTCACGGGTACAGAGTATGCGGAGCTTCTTACTAGCGGCCATGATGACCAGCGCGCGGGCAGCGGCCCATGATTTGGCTCCACCTCGGCCGCCGTGGAACGTTTTGTATCGCTTGGGCTGGAAGAGTGGTTTGAACTTAGGCGCAAAGCTAAGTCTCGTCTCCGCTGCTGTCATCTTCCGCTCCGAAGCTAATCACGAAGGATGGCGTGGCAAGAGGAAGGCCATTAGCACCAACCAGTTCGTTTTTAACGTTGTCTTTGAATGCCTGGACAGTTACGTGCTTGCCAAGCAGTTCGAGGTTCTTGACCTTGTCAGGCCACTTGATCTTCTTTAGGATGCCGACCATTTCCCGCTCTTCGCCCCTGCCCTCAAACATGTCAGCGAGGTCGAATCCGCTAAGATATCGACGCCAAGATACAGGCCACTGAGACACCGGCTTTATGCTCATGTCGTCAGTCATGATGTCGAGCACATCCATTTCGTCGATTTCTATGAGCCGCCTCAATACATAAGCAGCATCAACGTTAACTTGCTCGTTGCGTTCAGCTTTCAGTTCGACGATTCTATTTTGGATGTCAGGTTTTGACAGGTTCTCGCTACCTGATGCCCGGGCGGTCTTTTCGCTGTACCCCGCCCGAATTGCCGCTTGGGTGGCGTTCAAATCGATGAGGTACTCGCGACAGAACATTTCTTGTTTGTCGGTGAGTGCCATTGCTTTTCCTTGGAAATTTCATGACTACTTACTACACAGTTGACTCGGGTAATTACTACTCTCCTGGGATGGTGGTTGCACCAATCAACCCTTCTATTCATCCAGTCGAGCTGCAGAATATGGTTACAAGTCTTTTCCCACGCGGAGTATCAAAGCATGGTGATGACTATTTTCTTTCTGCCAATGCAATAGCGGGACAGATCAATTTTTCAATAGATTGGGGCCTCGAGTTCTATAGAAGAGCAATGCGGCCTGCAGCGCCATCTCGATATGAGTGCATTTTTGCGTGTGAATCATTAGCAGGCGCCATCGCATTTAGGTCGCAATACAGGAATCCAAATGCTCCAATCTATGAGGTTGAAGCAGATGAAAATTCAGTTCACAAAGGTGATATGGCCCTTTTGAACAATGCAAATTCCTGCCTCGTTTATACCTATCAGATTGAACATTACTGGGCTGGCACGACATTTTCACAACAGCCATTCTGGGAAATACTGATTCCCATTCCAGCAACTATCGGTAACCGTGTAGCTTGATTAGTAAAGCAAACCGGTAAGCCGACTCGATGGCCGCCCAATCCGGTTTTGCCATATTCACTCCAATAAAAACCGCCCAGAGGCGGCATGACTAATCTAAGTTTTCTCGTGCTTTTATATCTTTATCAGCCTGGTAATTTTCTAATTCTTTGGCTTTGAAATGTGATTCGACATTTTCTTCATAATCTGGCTCGTACGGCAAATCGTTAAAGTTGTCTGGCATATGCTCTCCTTTGTTGGCAATGAACAACATACCATCATCAGGCGCACTCGCAAATGCGCCTTGTTATGATCATTCAGTTTTGGGCTGATAGGCTGCTAGACCGACAAGATCAATAAAATCCTTGCAAAACTCTAAACGGTGACCGTGATCGTCAACAAAGTTGTAATCATTAAAATGCTTTAATATTTCAGTGGCGCTTTTGCCAACTAATGGAGAGTTAACAATTGATACGTCAGCCTGTTTCATCTTCAAACCTTCAGTCTGTAGGTTACGATTCTGCAACTTCCACCTTGGAGATTGCTTTCCATGGGGGCGGTATCTATCAATATTCTAGAGTTCCCGCCTCCATTCACACGGCACTAATCAACGCACCTTCAAAAGGGCAGTATTTTGATGTGCATATCAAAAAAGCTGGCTACACTTATCGCAAAGTCGGGTGATTAAACAATGTGAGTGAATAGCTCACTTTTTACTTGCGGCACTGCACAATGATGTACTGCTGTAGTGCCGCTATTTTTGTTTGATCGCTTTTAATTCCGGCTCTGATACCGAGAACGTTTCGTCCAGCAATGTCAGAGAGTTCGACGGTGGCTCCATTGTCCACGCTGGCGGTGCCGATGGCTTGCTTCTGACAGTTGCCTGAGACGAGCACCCTACCACCGCGATCAAGCTTGCGCTGCAAAGCATCATTTTCAGCTTTAGCACTTGCTAGCTCCTTCGTGTATTTCTCATCAAGCGCGGCCACGTCACGCTGGCGTGTCTGCATATCGGTGATGGTGTCAGTGGCCTGCTTCAGGCTACTGGTTGCAGTGTCACGCTGCGCCTTGTAGTCAATGGCATTGCCGCGGTAATAAAGCGCAAACGCTACTGAGGTGGCTAATATCAGCAGAACCAGCAGGATGAGCATAGCGAGCGCTTTAGCCTTTAAGGTCATCGGCACTCTCCGCCAGGCACATGGTGCGCTCCATATCGCGACGGTTCATCAATCCCCGCCATTTCTGTCCACCAGCGTAAATCCAGCGGCGCAGTTCTTCGCATGCTCCGTCCACATCGCCAGAGTTAAGCCGCTTCAGCAGGGTAGATTTAGAGAATGCGCTGATGCCAACGTTATTGGTGAAGCTGTAAAGCGCGGCGCGCTGATATTCACCTAGTGGAATTTTGACCATCCCATCAACTGCTTTCTTAACTGGTTGCAGGTCATTCCACATCAGGCGATCGCATTCGCGGTCGGTGTACTTCTTGCCTTTAATGATGTCGGTGCCGGTGTGGCCGTCGCAAACAGTCCAGACGCCCGCCACATCTTTGTAAGGCTCGTACACCCTGCCCTCTACCCCATCCTTTCCGCCGAGGAATACCGTAGCTATAGCTATAGCTCCGCCACCCGCGACAGCAATAAGCTTATTGCGCAGGCTGTTTGACATAGCCATGGGTTAATCCTCGTTGATGTCTGGTGTTGTAGGCCAGCGCTGAAGGGCTTTGATTTGCGCTAGGGTAGCCTTGCGCTTGTAGTACCAGTTGATGCCGAGCGTGAACAGCGCGACCAGGATACCGGCCAGCACGCCTACAGCACTCCATTCATCGGGACTCAGCCTGGTCAACAGACCATTAGCGATTGTTCCGGCAGATGCGCCGTAAGCTGCGCCTGATGCCAGTTTGCTCATATCGATACTCATATCACCTCCGTGATTACGGGCGGTGCTGTAGGTAGTCAGAAGAAAAGATCGCCCGCTGCCACACAGAAAAAAGGTGAGAGTCGATGTTGATTGGCAGGGGCAAAAACAGAAAGGCACCGCCGAAGCCGTGCCTTACATTCTCAAGCTAATTAGTTCAGCTTACTCAAAGAGGTTTTTTTACGGAAAAAAATGTAGAAGAGATTGGGTATGCCAAATATTAAGCACCCTAAGATGCTTTTCCTATGACCTATAAAAATAATTGTCTCATCAATTTCTTCAAAATGCTTTAAGGCGTACTTAGGCGCATCGGAATTAGCTAATCGCTGTGCGTCATTTGCAGCCCATTGAAGCTTCAAGCGATTTAACATCCAAAGCGACCGTGGATAATACTTCCTATAGAAACGCATTTGATAAACAGCAGCCAACTGGAAGTCAATGAAAGGTTCAGTTCCATCTTCACTAATATTTAGGTCTTTTATCAGCATTCTGTACCGGTCAAATTCTTTCTGTTCTCTTTCAGTGATCGCTTTATGGAAAAAAATAACAACAGCCCATATACCTGCTGCGATTGAAGCTAGAGCACCACCAACGGCTAGTAGAACTTTCAGGTTCAGCTCTGTGATGTAAGGGGTAAGCAGTTCTAACATATAAAACCTCCAAGATTGATAGAGGTTTTATCGTCAGGTAAAGGGCCAACTTTATAAAAAAAGCCCCACGGCATTAAACTGCAGGGCTTTTAGTGTCCGCCTAGAAACAGCGGACTGTTTTGTTGCCGCTCAACAACAAGACGTAGCTTTCACTGTTAGGAATCATATCCCCAGCCTCGGGAAAAGTAAATCGCCCACGATAAAATAACGAGCTATTTATGATTGTACTATCTGGTTACCTTATTCAGCGAGGCGTTAGCGTAGGATTCCTCAATCTCAATCTTGCCGATGAGGCTGTCGAAATTCTGACCAAAGTTGTAGCGGCGATTAACGCAGGTACGGCTGGCTCCCTCTCGAACGACGCTCAGTATCAGGCTAAGCAGGCCCTGATGTATCTGAAAGGCCGTAAAGACGACAACGCTATGTTCCGCAAGCCTGGCGACCCGGTGCCGCGTACTCTTCAGCAGTACGAACACCCGTAACAGTTAACGGACCCTTTTCAGGCCGATTTTGATCGGCCTTTTTAACCTCATTGAATTTTCTGATTTAAAATTTTTCAAAGGATACCAAATATGATTACTGCAAGTGACCTGGCGCAACAGGCGATCGATAACATCAACGCCCTTAAATCGCTGGCTGATAAACCGGGTGAAGTGCCTGCAGATGTGCAGGCTCAACTGGATGCTTATGCCGCTCAGGTCGATAAACTGACGCGACAGTTGGAAAGCGAGCAAGACACCCGTGAGGGTTATCGCACTGCTATCAGGATCGATGAAGAGCAAATTGGCCTGGCTCTCGAAATCATGAACAAAATCGAGGCTGGCTTAAATGACAAAAGCATTCCTCAAATGCATCCTACTTTGCGACGTCAGCTAACAGAAACACTGATGTATGTTACGAATCGGAAGGAAGAGCTCCTTACTTATCGCCGAGAAGGTGACTCGGAACCTCGTACGTACGAAGAGTACCGCATGGGAATTTAATCCCTTTAAATTCCTTATTCACAGCCGCCTACGGGCGGTTTTTTGTCGCCTGCTCTGTGAACCTTTAGCGGCAGTATTGAACACTAAAACGGCAGTAAAATATTTTCTCAACCGATGTGCGTAAAGTTTATAATGGTTGGGTCGATTACATGAGTAGCTCCCTAAAACTTGCTTTGCATAAGGATAAGCGAAACATGAGCCTACACTCTCAAGATTGGATCAATATAGCTATAGCTACCGGAACATGCCTTGCAGCTTTTTTTAGCTATAAATCCTCAAATGCCGCTAAGAAATCTATTGAAAGCTCGGAAGCTCAGTTCAAAAAACAGCAACAAGTTGAAAATGAGAAATGGTTAACAAGCATACTCCAGTCTTTAGCATTTCAGTGTAATGAGGAGGTGTCGAGCGCTGGCACACTTAAAGATACAGACTCCGCAATCAGTAGGATTGCAACTCTGTCACATAACGCAATTGATTTTGTTGATAGATACTCATCCGAACACATGAAATTATCAAATTTAACCAATTACTGGTGCTTTTTACACTCATCGGTTTGGACAGAACTCAAGGAAAGGACAATCCTACAAACTAAAGAAGTTACTGCAGATGCTATGTTCATTTATCCCGGGCAGGCTGAATTTTATACACTGATTAAATCTCAGTATGACTATGTTGATGAACACCTGATAAAAGCTATTAGTCGTTAATTTCGACGTCATAACTAGGTAATAGATCCTTCATGGATTAAGAACAGCGATATACTTTTCTCATGAGATCATCGCCATGTCACATAATCTAGCAGCACGCAACAGAGAAGAGCGCGACAGGATTAACGTCGATTTAGCCGCGTCAGGAGTCGCATACAAGGAGCGTATGAATCAGCCTGTTATCCCGCATGAAGTGGAGATGCAGCAGCCGGAAGCGCTGAGGGAGTATTTCAGGGAGAGATTGCAGCATTACAGGAACGTTGCGCTGCAGTACCCGCGCGGCAATGACCCGATTTATCAGAAGGAGGAAAAATGAATCCGTGGGGAGCAATAATTGCAGCATTGATTGCTGGATTTATAGCGTTTATAGGAATGGTTATCACTAAGGAAAATAAAGTTTCAGAATTCAGGCAGGAGTGGATTAAGGAGTTGAGGATACTTATTGCTAAGCTTTTTTACTTATATGGCTTTATTAGATCTGATTCTGAACTAACCCCCAAGGAGAGGAAAGAAAAAAACAACGAAATAAATGAGGTAATTGCAAGCATTAATCTGCACTTAAATCATGGGAATAAATCAATTAACGAAGAGCAACTCCAGAAAGCAATTGCCACGCTTAATATTAAGGTAGAAAGTGGAACAACACAGATGGCGCCATACTTTGATGAGCTATTAAA